CTACAGAAAATTATTTAATTTCTCTACCGCATCATCAATTATATTGGGCATAACATGTGTGTATATATTCATTGTAGTTTGAATGTCTGAATGTCCCATTAATTTCTGTACTGTTTTTATTGATACTCCAGATTCAAATAATCTTGTTGCGTATGTATGTCTAAGACCATGAAAAGTAATAACTGTTATATTCAATTTTTTACATATAGATTGTATATGCCTTAGTGGTCTGCGTGGAAATATAAAACTTTTTGTTTCTTCATCTGCAAATAATAAATTACCATCTGTGTTTAATATATCAGGAAGTATATCTATAATTTTTTGCGGTAGTGGTACTTCTCTTACTGAAAAAGCCGTTTTTGTTGTAGATACATCATATACATATTTTTTATCTGATTTTATTTTTTGTAAGTTTTTATTTACAAAGACTTTATTATCTTTTATATCCGTTTTTTCAAGTGCTAAAACCTCACCCAATCTTAATCCGGTTGCAAGCGTAAAAAGCAATAAATTTTTTAAAGGTTCATTAGAATTTTTTAAATATTCAATAAAAATCTTTTGTTCATCTGCTGTAAATACATTATATTTATCTGTATTTTTAATTCTTTTTATAGATAAATCATCTAATATGTTATCATTAATTATTTTATCTTTTTTAGCCATTTTTAAGCAAGATTTAATTAACATATTTACAAGCTCTAATGAGCCGTGAGGGATGTTTTCATTGTTGTACCATATTTGGATATCACTATATGTAATATCTTTTAATTTAGAGCCAAAAAAAAGGCGATTTTTTTATATAATTATTATATATCCCCTCATATCTTTCCCAGCTTTTTGGTTTTAGCTCTGTTTTTTAATTTTATATAAAAATTTATAAAAATATGCGTCAAATGTAATATCTTCTTTTAAACCTAAATTTTCTTTTTTCTCAAATTCTTTTTTCTTTTCTATTAGATCAGATTTAGTTTTAGCATACAATGTTTTTCTTATTTGCTTTCCTGTTTGAGGTTCATACCCTAATGTAACTTGACATATCCATAGTTTTTTACTATCTGAATAATATACACTGCCCTCGCCTTTATTTCTACGTTTTGACATTTTAAATCAGTCCTTTAAATATAAAAAAATGGAAGACGTATAAATACATCTTCCACAAAAACACAAAGTTTTATCAATTCGTAAATTTATACTACATTAAATTTATTAATTTGTCAAATGAGTTGTAATTACTCCTGTTATCACACTATAGATTTTAATATATGAGTTTATACTTATCTTTCTGAAGCTCTATAGCCTGCTTTTTTTGCGTCTTCTTCCGTATCGAAATATACTGCGTTTTCATCAGATACTTTGTTATAATAAGCTCCACTCGGAACGTGATATACTTTAGTTTTTTTATTGCCTTTTATCTTGCCTTGTGCTGTATTTGTATTAGAAGCATTATCTGTTTTTGTAACAGCTTTTGTATTATTTGCTTGTGTAGTTTTTTGCGTATTTGATTGTTGCTTAGTGTTTTGTTGTGATTTATTATTGCTTGGATAGTTTGCTTTTATGTCTTTCCAAATGCCTATTTTCTTTTCTCTTAACTCTTTTTCTATTTTTTTATAATCATCATATTTTTTTGTATTTTCTCCATATTTTACAACTTTAGCAAATCCTTTTTTTACAAGTTCTTCATTTAAGCATTTACCGTCTACATATACATATGCCAACCATCTGCCATATTGGTCTTTTTGTTCTTTGTCAAATTCTAATGTTATTTTTTTGTCTTTTACAAAGTTAGATGTAAATTCTGTAGCTTTCAGAGCCATAGGTATGCTTTTTTTAATATCTTTGTGATTTACTTCAGGTGTGTCTATTTGTAATAATCTTATGCGTTGTTCTTCTCCATCAATTTTTATTGCTATTGTATCTCCATCAAATATATTTGTTACTTCATATTGCTTTGTTAAATCTATCTCTTTAGTGATAGTTTTTGATACTTCCGCATATGTATTGTGTAATGTGGGTAATGATGTAAATAATAGCGTCGCTGATAATAGAGCTGTTAATAATTTTTTCATTGTAATTTCTCCTTTTTATATAATTAAATTATTAAAAATTTAGTTCATTAAGATGTTTTAACGGTATGCCTGTTATATGACTTAACTCATTGTTAGTATAATCTCGTAATTGCCATTTTTCTAAGTTTTCAAATACTAAATATATTGCGAATCTGTTTGCTTCATTTTCTAAACGATTTGGTATATGTATATTTGTGTCCATTAAAATTCTGTTTTCATCTTTATGTAATATGAGGTGACCTAATTCATGAGCACATACGAATTCTCTTCTTTTTTCTGATAGATTTTTATTTATTACTATAAAATAGTTGCGTTTTAAATATCTATAAAAGCCTCTGAGCTGTCCTATATTGGAAAATGATACATCTATATTTAAACAATCACATAATTCGTATACATTTGTTGTTTTGTATTTTTTTATTAAGTCTATTACTGCCTGTTTCTCTTTTCTCATATTATACCACCTTTATTTTAAATACTTTTTAGGTGTGTACTTTTTGTTTATCTTTTTCACTAATCTTTCTTGTCTTTCCAATTCTTCAAGGAGTAGTTCTATTGTAGTATCATCTAAGGGTTCACCGTCAAACATTAAGCCTTGCTCATCTTTGAGTTGTTCTTTGAGTTTTTTCATTGATTTTGCTATGTCTTTTTCGTCTTTGTCTGGTAATTGTGGTTTGAATTTAGCAGGAGTTTCTACATCTTTATTTAAACTCAAATCAAGTAAGAAAGATGATGAAACATTCATAGCGTTTGCAAGTTTTTCAAGTGTGTCAATAGTTACTTTTACTACTTTTCCTGTTCTTGGGTCTACTCCCCTTTCTATACTATCAATATGGGTATGACTAATATCACACATTTGAGCAAATTGCCTTAAAGAGTAATCGTGTTCTACTGTTCTAAAATTTTTTATATACTCTCCTAATTTGTTAGTCATAGTTTACACCTCCTGTATCATAATTGTAAACTATACTTTACAATTAGTAAATATATTTTATAAAATTTTTGTTGTTTATGCTTGACAAAATTTAAAAAGTAGTGTAAATTATAAACAACAAAAGAAAGGGGGAAGGAAATGAATAATCGTCTTAAAGAAATAAGAAAAGAGTTGAATCTTACTCAACAAGAGTTAGCGGATAAAGCTAACATTTCAAGAGCAACCATCATTTCAATAGAAAATCAAGAATCTCCTGTAAAGAGTGATACAATCGCTAATATAGTTAAGGCTACAGGAGTTCCTGCAAATAGAATTTTTTTTGATTTTGATGTTGTGTAAACACAACAACAAGAAAGGAGCTAATATGGAAGTTGAAAAGAGAGTATCTGTAAAAGAATTTATGAGGATATTCGGTCTTACTTATTACACAGCATATAACATAGTACGCATAGTAGACTTCCCAAGTGTGAAGCTCGGCAGGAAATACTATGTGGATGTGGCAAGGGCTGAGGAGTGGTTTAAAAAGAAAGAGGCGAAAGGAGTAAAGCTGGCATGAAAATGAAGATTATGAGGAGGAATAAAATATGAAAAAAAATGATGTGGAAAGTAATAAAGACAAAATCTTTTGAGTATGCTCTTTTTGAAAATAAAGAAGATGCAGAGATGTTTAAAAAATTATTGGAAGAAAAAGGCATGTCGGCAAGTTTAAATATATATAAATGGGAAGTCAATATTGAAGATTAAGGAGAATTGATATGAAAACTACAGAGGTATGGTTGTCATACTTTGAAAAGCACGCAAAAATAAGAGACAGCATAGATGTTAAATTAGATGATAAAGAAACTTATCTTGTATATCTATCCGTTAAGGGGATAGAGGCAAGAGCTGTAGTAAGAGCTGATGAAAAAGGCTTGTATGTGCTAAAAGAAAAAGTAAAAGAGATTATAGGAGTAAAGAAGATAAATTCAAAAGAGCTTGACGCTATAAACGTACTGGGCTTGCAAATATATGAAATATAAGAGGTGATAGTATGAAAATATTTAGACTACTAAGATTATTAAGAATCAGAAAAATGTTACAAAGGGGGGTATATCAAATGCTTACATTTATAAAAAAATTAATACAAAAACGAAAAAAACAAAAAAATGGCAAAGGCAGCTTGAATTAATAGAAGAGTTTAAAAGGAGGTGATTAACTTGCAGGTAAATAAAAAAGCTCTTACAGAAACGGCAATTTCTGATAAGAGCAAATCAAAAACAAATATATTTATATTATAACTCACTGAAAGGAAAAAATCAAGATGACTTTAATAGATAAAGTATTTGAATATATAAGAGAGCATCCTACAGATACTCCATCTCAAATAGGTCAAGAGCTTGGCATGGAAAGAAATGTTGTAAGCTCATATCTGTGCAAGCTAAAAAATGGAGGATATATAACTGAAAAATATACAGATGGCGTAAAAGAACACATCATACTGAAAAACAGAAAATATTTAATAGACAGCCAAGAATTAGACATAATATTAGAACAAACAAACTATAAAAAAGAAATATATCAAAAAATGCTTGATGTATATCTCAAAGATTTTGAGAGTGCAATAGGCTTTAATGATAGAGTGGAAATTGGAAAATTGATATTAAGATTATTAGAGAAAATTTAGGAGGAAATTATGAAATTAGAAATAATATTTGATAAAGAATTTACAGCGGTACTAACTGAGCTTGCTTGGAGTATAGGAGATAACATAAAACAAGCAATGGTGAATAGCATTAAACCTGCAATGACTGAACAAGCGCCACCTGTACAGCAACCACAAGCGCCTGTACAACAACCTATTCCTAATCCTGTGCCAGATGAGATGCCTGAGTATATCACTCCTGCAACAAATCAATTTATCACTGGACAACAATCTACGACACCACCTGTACAAGATCCGCAACCTGTACCAACTGCTCCGCCTGCTCAAGTTCCGACAACTGCTCCGACTTATGACGTTCAGAAATTAGCAGTTGCAGCAATGCAATTAAAAGACGCAGGCAGAATTGGAGAAATTCAAGAGCTTATAGCAAAATACGGAGTAGCTACAATTATGCAATTAAAGCCTGAACAGTATGATGCTTTTGCTCAAGATTTAATAGCAAAAGGAGTGAAATTCTAATGCACGCAGTATTATCCGCATCGAGTGCGCACCGATGGCTTGAGTGCACTCCGTCCGCAAGATTGGAAGAACAATTCGATGATTCGAAGTCGCCAAGCGCTGCCGAGGGCACCTTGGCTCACTCTATAGCTGAGTTAAAAGTAACTAAATACGCTATAGAGCCTATGAGTACAAGAACATTCAACAGCAGATATAATAAGCTGAAAAAGAGCGAACTGTATATCGCAGATATGGACACTGACACAGAAGAATATCTTGACTATATAAAAGAAATTATGATTAGTTACAAGTATATTAAACCTTTTGTAGCTGTTGAGAAAAAAGTCGATTTCTCAAAGTATGTACAAGACGGATTTGGCACGGCTGACTGTATTATTATTGCCAATGACGACATGCACATTGTAGATTTGAAATATGGCAAGAAAAATATGGTAATGGCTCGTGAGAATCCACAATTAAAACTATATGCGCTTGGAGCAATTGAAGAGTATAGCCTGTTTTATAACATTCAAAACGTCCACCTGCATATATTCCAACCACGAATGAACAATATAGGGCAATTCGATATATCTGTATCCGATTTGCAAAATTGGGGAGAATCTATAAAGGAAATCGCCCAAATGGCTTATATGGGGATAGGTAATCAAGTTACAGGAGAACATTGCAGATTTTGCAAAGCGTCAGCAATATGCCGTGCAAGGGCAAATGAAAACTTAGAGCTTGCAAAGTATGAGTTTAAAACTCCTCCACTTCTAACAAATGACGAAGTAGGAGCTATATTAAAGCAAGCAGAAGATTTAGCGGATTGGGCGAAAAAGCTAAAAGAATACGCCCTATCTGAAACACTGAAAGGCAACAGTATTCAAGGATGGAAAGCTGTTGCAGGAAGAAGTACAAGAGCATTTACAAATATCGAAGATGTATTCAAGCGACTAATCGACAGCGGTATTGACGAAAATATGCTATACGAGAAAAAACCGCTAACACTTACAGCGATTGAAACATTGCTCGGTAAGAAAGAGTTTGAAAGCAAACTGTCAGAGTTTATAACTAAAAGCGAGGGTAAACCTGCGCTTGTTGATGAAAATGATAAAAGACCTGCGCTAAAGAAAGAAAGCGCAATTGATGAATTTTTAGGAGGAAATAATAATGAGTAAAGTTGTAACAAATAGAGTGAGATTTTCATACGTAAACCTAATGGCACCAAGAGTTGATCCTAACTCGGGAAAAGCGAAGTATTCAACTACAATACTATTGCCGAAGTCAGATATAGCAACTAAGCAGGCAATAGATATGGCGATACAAAACGCCATACAAGAGGGAGCAAAAGGCACATGGAAAGGTGTAATACCGCCACAAGTACCAAGTCCAATCCATGACGGAGACGGAGTAAAGCAAGACGGTACTCCATACGGTGCAGAGTGTAAAGGTCATTGGGTATTCACGGCATCAACAAGTGCAGATCCGCAATTTGCTAAGCCTGAAATAATAGATGCGCAAGGTCAACCTATCTTGAGTGCAACTGAAATATACAGTGGTATGTACGGCAGAGTATCTGTGGTATTCGCTCCGTATCTGTATGCAGGCAAGAAAGGAATAGGATGCTATCTTAACAATGTGCAAAAACTCGAAGACGGCGAACCGCTCGGAGCTACTAAAGCAAGCGCAAGCGAAGATTTTGGAGCTATGCCACCAGCACAAGCACCTTATCAAGGACAAACTGCACCACAGTATCAACAACCACCAGTACAAGCACCTTATCAACAACAGCCGACTATAGATCCTATTACAGGGATGCCGATTGTAGGCTCAATAATGGGAGTTCAATAAGATGAAGACACTAAATATCGATATCGAAACCTACAGCGATGTTGATATAAAAAGTTGCGGACTGTACAAATATGTACAGTACCATAACTTTGAAATATTGCTGTTTGCATATAGTATAAACGGAGCTCCAGTCGAAATTATAGATTTGGCTCAGGGAGAAAAACTGCCTGAGCCTTTATTAAACTCTTTATTCGATGAAACAGTCGAAAAAAGAGCCTACAACGCACCTTTTGAATGGTATTGCTTGTCTAAGTTTGCAGGCAAGTATCTACCTCTTAATCAATGGGCGTGTACTATGCACCATGGATTGTATTGCGGATATCCCGCAGGACTTGCTGCAATAGGTAAGGCTATGGGGCTGCCGCAGGATAAACAAAAAATGGGAATAGGATTAAGCCTTATAAGGAAATTTTGTATTCCAAGAAAACCCACTAAGACTGATCCAAGGACAAGAATACTTCCACATCACGAGCCCGAAAAGTGGAACCTGTTCAAGGAGTATTGCATGCAGGACGTAAGAACGGAGATGGAGATTAAAAAAATCTTAGAGCTGTTCCCTATTCCGCAAAGTGAAAAAGAGCTATGGGCTCTTGACCAAAAGATTAATCTTTTTGGCGTAAGAGCGGATACAGAACTTATAGACGGTGCATTATACTGTTCAAATCAAATCACAAATGAATTAATGTCCGAGGCGCAGCACATATCGGGGCTTGACAATCCCAAATCGGTGCAACAGCTGACAAAATGGCTTGAAGATGAGACAGGCGAAGAAGTCGAAAATCTACAAAAAGCAACTGTTTCTTCTATGATAAAAAATCTTGACGATGGAAAAGCAAAAAGAATGCTTGAGATACGTCAAGAGCTTTCAAAAACATCAGTCAAAAAATATACGGCTATGCAAAATGCAATATGCGCGGATGGTCGTATTCGTGGATTGTTGCAGTTTTATGGGGCTAACAGGACAGGCAGATGGGCAGGTAGACTTGTACAAGTACAGAATCTGCCACGTAACTATATAAGCACGTTGGAGCTTGCGAGAGAATTGGTAAAGAAAAAAGACATTGAAGCTCTAAAGCTAATATATGGTAATGTGCCTGATACGCTCTCACAGTTAATCAGAACAGCGTTTATACCATCAGACAATAAAAAGTATTATGTAAGTGATTTCAGTGCTATAGAGGCAAGAGTAATCGCCTATATAGCAAATGAGCAATGGCGCCTTGATGTATTTAGGACACATGGAAAGATATATGAGGCATCAGCAAGTGCGATGTTTGGCGTGCCTATTGAAAAAATCAAAAAAGGCAATCATGAATATGATTTAAGACAAAAAGGAAAAATCGCAGAGCTTGCACTTGGATATCAAGGGGGAGTTGGTGCATTAAAAGCTATGGGCGCACTCGATATGGGGCTTACAGAAGATGAACTGCCCGACATCGTGGCAAGGTGGAGAGCATCAAATAAAAGGATAGTTGATTTGTGGTTTCAAATTGACAACGCATCATTAAATGCAGTGATGACAGGAATACCTCAGATGGCGGGCAGATGTATATTTGCTATCGATGGACATTTCCTTACTATACAACTACCATCGGGACGTAAGCTATATTACCCGCATCCGCATATCAAAGAAAACAAATTCGGCAGACCTGCTATACATTATTACGGCATAGAGCAAGGTACTAAATCTTGGGGCGAACTATCGACCTATGGCGGTAAGCTTACAGAAAACATAGTACAGGCTATGGCGAGAGATTGCCTTGCATATGCACTAATCAACGTGAACAACGCAGGATATGATATCTGTATGCACGTCCACGATGAGATTATAGCTGAATATGCGGAGGGCGATAATGTGCTTGATGAAATGAATAAAATCTTGTCACTGCCTATCCCGTGGGCTGATGGACTGTTACTGAAAGGAGACGGATTTTCAAATGGATTTTATAAAAAAGAATAAAGACTACTTGGACTTTATCGCTGAGAAACAAAAACTGATAGAGTCAAGTGGTTTTGATATAGATAAAAATACTCTTAATCCGCTGTTATATGATTTTCAAAAGGATATCGTGAGGTGGACACTTGCAAAAGGTAAATCCGCTATATTCGCCGATTGTGGGCTTGGTAAAACGCCGATGCAACTTGAATGGGCAAATCAGATATGTAATCATACAGGCGGGAACGTGCTTATATTAGCGCCTCTTGCCGTGGCGTCACAGACGGTCGAAGAGGGAAAGAAATTTAATATCTCAGTTAATATCTGCGAATCTCAAGCTGATATTAAGGACGGAATTAATATAACCAACTATGAGAAATTATCGAAGTTTGAGGCTCATACGTTTAAAGGCATTGTGCTTGACGAGAGCTCAATATTAAAGAGTTTCACAGGCAAAATCAGAAACGAAATAATAACAGACTTTGAAAGAGTACCGTTTAAACTTGCCTGCACCGCAACGCCTGCACCTAACGACTTTATGGAATTAGGCAATCACAGTGAATTTTTAGGCGTGATGACAAGAGCTGAGATGCTGTCAATGTTTTTCATCCATGACGGTTCAGACACAGCAAAATGGAGATTGAAAGGTCATGCAGAAGATGTATTTTGGCAGTGGATGTGCAGTTGGTCTGTGTTTATAGATAATCCGAAAAGCTTAGGATATGACATAAGCGGATACGACCTGCCGAGCTTGAACATACAGGAGATAATAGTTGATGGTGAAGAGTTTATAAACGAAACATTGACGCTAACACAAAGACGACAAGCAAGAAAAGATACTTTAACAGAGCGATGCGCAGCAGCTGCCGACCTTGTGAACAACTCCTACGAACAATGGCTAATATGGTGCAATCTCAATGATGAAAGTACAATGTTGAGAGATAAAATAATTGACGCTGTAGAAGTCAAAGGTTCGGACAAAGCAACTCATAAGACTAATGCTATGATTGGCTTTTCAAATAGCGAAGTAAAGGCTCTTGTAACAAAGCCAAGCATTGCAGGTTTTGGGATGAACTGGCAGAACTGCCACAATATGATATTCGTTGGCTTGTCTGACAGCTACGAACAGTTTTATCAAGCGCTTAGGCGTTGTTGGAGATTCGGACAAAACAAGCAAGTAAACGCCTATATCGTGATGAGTGCAAGAGAGGGCTCAGTTAAAGAAAATATACAAAGAAAAGAAAACGACGCTTTAAAAATGCGAAATGCTATGATAGAGCTTACAAAAGAAATAACTAAAAAAGAACTTGCTAAGACAACGAGAATAACGACTCCTTACGAGTCAAAAATTGAAATGATTTTGCCTGATTGGGAGGAGATGAAACAAGCATGCTGATATATGTTGCGCATCCATATAACAATGAAGAAAAGAACAAAAGAGAAGTTGAAGAGATAATAAAAACATTAGTTACAAATAATCCTGAACATACATTTTTATCACCAATCCACACTTTTGGATTTATGTATGATTTCGTTGAAAATTATGCGCAAGGGATTAATATGTGCTTTAACCTGCTATCGATATGCGACCGCCTTATTTTATGCGGTGATTGGGAAAACTCAAAAGGATGTAAGTTAGAAAAAGGATTTGCAGAATTAAGAGGTATACCAACATCAATATATGACGGAGGAGGAATAATAAATTGAAAGTATTAAACCAAAAAATAGATAAACAGTATTCAATATATCACGGCGACAGTTGCGAGCTGATAAAAGGAATAAAGGATAATTCAACGCATTATAGTATATTTTCTCCGCCTTTTTCATCTCTGTATACCTACTCCAACAGCGACAGGGATATGGGCAACAGTAAAGACGATGAAGAGTTTTATACACATTTCAAGTATTTAATATCGGAGCTTTACAGAATAATAATGCCTGGTCGATTAGTTTCAATCCATTGCATGGATATACCAATGCTGAAGTCAAGAGGCGGAGTAATCGGTCTAAAAGATTTTCCAGGCGAGATTATAAGATTATTTTCTGATGCAGGATTCATATACCATAGCCGTGTTTTAATTTGGAAAGATCCACTTGTTGAAGCTACAAGAACAAAGTCACTTGGACTAATGCACAAGCAACTATGCAAAGACTCTGCTATGTGTAGACAAGGACTACCTGATTATGTAATAACTATGAGAAAGCCCGGAGAAAATGAAGAGCCGATAGCTCACGCAGACGGTCTTGATAGATTCTTCGGCGAGGACGAGCCTGAGGGAATTAAAGGCGACCGCCCTGCCCCTGACATGGAAAAATACGCTAAAAAAGAAAAATATAACGAAGTGCCTGTATATTCTCATCAGGTATGGCGAAGATACGCAAGTCCTGTATGGATGGACATTAGACAGTCCAATACACTTAATAAAATAGCTGCAAGGGATGATAAAGATGAAAGACATATATGCCCTTTACAGCTCGACGTTATAGCAAGGTGCATAGAACTTTGGAGTAATCCGAATGATATTGTATTTACGCCGTTCATGGGCATTGGCTCAGAAGTCTATCAGGCAATACTTATGGGCAGAAGAGCAATGAGAATTGAACTTAAAGAGTCGTATTACAACGAGTCTTTGGTTAATTGCGAAAATGCGCTATGGGATTATATCCTTAATGGGGCGGTGATGGTTGATGATATTAAGCAATAACAAAGCCTTAAACATATCCGTTGCAGGCAATAGGAAAGCTACAAAATGGGCGTCGTCTCAGATGTACTGGTCTGAGTTTATTGAAAGAATACAAAATCCTGTAAGGTCATTGGAGACGCTTGCTGAGTATTTGAAATATTCAAAAACTCAGCAAGACGATTTAAAAGACGTTGGCGGATTTGTCGGCGGTCTGCTTAAAGATAACAGACGTTATGAGAAAAACGTATTAAGCCGTGACCTTATAGCCCTAGACCTTGACAATATACCAGCTGAGGGCACTAATGATGTACTACTGAAGATAAAAGGATTAGGCTGTGCTTACGCTGTGTACTCGACACGTAAGCACGAGCCTGTACGTCCAAGACTGAGAGTTATAATACCAACTGACAGACCGCTTACCCTTGATGAGTATGAGCCTGTTGCAAGGAAAATAGCAGAAATGATTAATATATCTTGGTGCGATCCTACAACATTTCAAGCGTCAAGGTTAATGTACTGGCCGTCATGCAGTAGAGATAGTCAATATATATGCGTACATGAAGATAAGCCTTTTTTAGATGCTGACGGCATACTAAAACTATATAATGACTGGAAGAATATAGACGAATGGCCGAGACTTGAGGCAGAAGAAAAAAATCATAAAAAACTTGCAGACAAGCAACAAGATCCAACCGAGAAAGGCGGAGTAGTTGGTGCATTTTGTAAAGTCTATGATATCCACAGTGCCATATCTACGTTTTTATCCGACGTGTACACTGCGACAGACGATGAGAACAGATATACATTCGCAAGAGGCTCAACGTTTGGCGGTGGAGTGGTATACGGAAACGGATTATTCTTGTATTCAAACCACGCTACAGATCCCGCAGGTCATAAACTGTGTAATGCTTTTGATTTAGTAAGAATACACAAATTCGGCGAACTCGACTACGAGGCAAAAGACAATACACCTACTAATAAACTGCCGTCATATACGGCTATGGCGGAATTTGTAATACAAGATGAAACGGTGCTTACAATCTTGAATAAGCAGAGATATGAAATTGCCACAAGTGATTTTAGTAAAGAATTAGTTGATCCGGGTGATTGGTTTAAATTATTATCGACCTCGCCTCAAACTGGAACTCCTGCAAAAACAATTGATAATATAGTTATAATACTTGAACATGATCCCCTACTTGCAGGCAAGATTGCATACGATGAATTTGCCAATCGTGGGCTTGTGCTTGGCTCTTTACCATGGAACAACAAAAATGGTAAAAGAGAATGGACGGATACTGATGATGCAGGATTTAGACATTATCTTGAAAAGACTTATTTAATAACAGGTAAAGAAAAAATATTTGACGCTATTATGATAGTTGCATCTAAGCATAGTATAAATGACATTAAGATATACCTGAACGGGCTAAAATGGGACGGGGTGAAACGATTAGATACCATTTTAACTGATTACCTTGGTGCAGAAGATAATGCGTATGTAAGGGCTGTTATTCGCAAATCGCTATGCGCCGCAGTGGCAAGAGTATATTCACCGGGCATAAAATACGACTATATGCCGATATTCACGGGACCGCAAGGAATAGGAAAATCGACTTTTTTAAGTAAATTAGGTAAAAGTTGGTATTCCGATAGCTTGAACACTTTTGATGGAAAAGAAGCAGCGGAAGTTATCCAAGGTAAATGGATAAACGAGCTTGGGGAGCTAAACGGACTTAGCAAGGCTGAAACTAATGCGGTTAAACAGTTTTTAAGTAAGACTGATGACGTTTATAGGGAAGCTTACGGCAGACGTACCGTGTCTTACCCAAGAAGATGTGTATTCTTTGGAACGACTAACGATAACGAGTTTTTAAAGGATAGGACAGGAAACAGAAGATTCTGGCCAGTGACGGTCGGAGTGATACCACCTATAAAAAGTGTATTTAAAGACCTTGACGCCGAGATAGATCAGATATGGGCAGAGGCTACAGCACAATGGCAGGTAGGCGAACAATTATTCCTTACAGGTCAAGAATTGGAACAATCTAAAATTGAACAGGAAAGTCACAGGGAAACATCAATAAAAGAGGGTATAATACGTGAATTTATTGAAAAAGAAGTGCCTGAAGAATGGAATAGATATACAAAAGAGCAAAGATTGGCTTATTGGAGTTTTGAGCACAAGACATACGATGGAAATCTTGTAAAACGTGATAGGATATGCGTTGCAGAGATATGGGTTGAGTGCTTTAAAAAAGATATGTCAAATATTAAAAGATATGATTCAATTGAAATCAATTCAATTCTTGCATCATTTGCTGACTTAGAAAGATTTAAGTACCCTATGAAATTCGGGGACTATGGAAACCAAAAAGGATATAGAATCAGGACTACTTTATAAAAACGACATATCTAAAATTAAAGTGGTGTTGGTAGTCATGTAGTCTTCTTACGGACTACTAAGACTACCGACGGACTACTAATAAAGTAGTCCATCAAAAACCTGTAATCTCAATACTTTTATATCAATGACTACTAAGACTACTTTAATTTATATATAAATATAAAATAAAGGAATTAGGCGTACGCGTAACACGTCTACACGCCTAATACGCACACGTATATAGGAAATTTATCGTATTTGGTAGTCCAAAATCGTATAAGTATTGATACGTCAACGATATACTGGACTACCAATAAAGTAGTCCAAAGTAGTAAATCAACTTTTGAGGTGAAAAATGTTAGAAAAAGAAATAGAAAAATATTTGCGAGACAAAATAAAAAATTTAGGTGGGATAGCATATAAATTTATTTCGCCCGGCAATAACGGAGTACCTGACAGAATTGTATTAATTCCAGGCGGAAAAATTATATTTGTGGAACTTAAAAATGAACACGGGAAAACAAGCAAAATGCAGGATATGCAAATTGCAAGGATAAGGAATTTGGGATTTGATGTGAGAATGATTAACAGTAAACAGAAAGTAGATGATCTTATCAATGAAATACAAACCACATAACTATCAGAGATACTGCATTGAACGTGGTATAGTACAAAAAGAATTAGGGCTGTTTCTTGGCATGGGGCTTGGTAAGACGGTTATCACGCTTACGATATTAAATGACTTAATATACAACAGATTTCAAGTGTCTAAGGTGCTTATTATAGCGCCTAAGAAAGTAGCAGAGATGACTTGGAACACTGAGGCAGAAAAGTGGGATCACTTAACTAATCTTAGAATAATATCAGTGCTTGGATCTCAAATCAAAAGACTAAGGGCATTAAATACGAATGCAGATATATATATAATAAACCGTGAGAATGTACAGTGGCTCGTCGACCACTACAAGAACATGTGGCCGTTCGATATGGTAGTAATCGATGAGCTGTCGAGTTTTAAAAATCACCAAGCTAAGAGATTTAAGGCGTTGAAATGTGTAAGACCTCACATAAACCGTATTATAGGTCTTACAGGAACACCTGCACCTAAGAGCCTGATGGACTTATGGGCTCAGATATATTTACTTGACAAAGGCGAAAGACTGCATAAGACAATCGGACAGTTCAGGGCGCATTACTTCGACAGCTATCAAGTAGATTCATCAGGCAGACACGAATATACAGCAAAAAATACAGCTAACGAAGTGATATCAGACAAGATAAAAGATATATGTATATCTATGAACGAACAAGATTATCTCGAATTGCCCGATTTAATTGATAATCCGATTTGGATAAAATTGGACGAAAAAGCAGAAAGGCAGTACAAAGAACTTGAAAAGCAAATGATATTACAATTGCCCGAGGGGGATATATCAGTTACAAGTGGTGCAGCACTTTCAAATAAACTGTTACAGCTCTGCAATGGCGCACTGTATGATGAGGATAGGAAAGTCCATCATGTGCATGATTGCAAGATGGACGCTTTACTTGAGACATTAGAAAGTCTTGATGGTCAAAGTGTAATGATATTTTATAGTTTTCAGCACGACAAAGAAAGGATACTGAAAGCCCTACCAAAAGGCTTAAGAGTACGAGAACTTAAAACCATACAAGACCAAGAGGATTGGAACAATAAGGAAATTGACATACTACTTGCGCATCCCGCAAGTGCAGGATACGGATTAAACTTGCAAGATGGAGGAAATCATATGATATGGTTTGGGCTCAACTGGTCGTTGGAACTGTATCAACAAGCAATAAAAAGACTACACAGACAAGGGCAAAGGCAAAAAGTATTCATTCACCAGTTACTCGTAAAAGGCGGAAGAGATGAAGACGTGGCTAAAGCTCTTGTGGAAAAAGGCGACACGCAACAAATGTTAATGGACAGTTTAAAAGCAAGAATCGAGGCGGTGAAAAAATGATGCTTGAAAGTGTAACAAAAAAACTAACTGATAAAGAAATAAAAATAATAAAGTCAGCATTAAAACAAGCAGATGAGAGAGAACTGCTAAAAAAATTAAAGAATAAACAAATTTTGATACGGGAGAAATTAAAATATGAATGATTTGGTTGTAAAAGCAATTGAAGATGAAATATCAAAGTTAAGAGATGACATAGATACAAATATATATTTAGCGTGGAAAAATCCACACTTAAAAGAAAAATTAGAAAATCAAAATGAAAAAATAAAAAAGTTAATAAAACAATATGAAGAAGAATTAGATAAGATAGAGGAGATAGAATATGAAGAAACAAGTCTATCATAAAGCAAAAGCAAAGCAAGTATATATGACGCAATCACAAGTAACAAGAGCATTAATTCAAAAAGAAATAACAGAAAAATCAATGATAATGCTCTTAGGTATACCTCTTATAGTGCTTCGTGATAAATACAGCTTTGGCAAAAAGAGATTAGAACTGTTCACAGAAGAAGTATTAAAACAAGTAAAATGCGTAGAAAACAACGTAGTAACACTTGAAGAACTACACGAAGTTATCAAGAAAGAAACAGGAATGGAGATAAAAATATAAAGGAGATAGAAGAAGATGAATTATAAAATAAAGAATTTATTAAATGCAATAATTCAACAAGCTGACAATGCAAAGTCAAACATTATTGTTGATTATGAAACTATGAAAGAAATAGAGTGCAAGTAGATAAAACTGAATTTACGAGTAAAAGCAATTGAAGAAATAAGGAAAAATATAAAGGAGTTGGATAAATGGGGATAAAATATGAGCTATTCAATCTTAGACAATTATCAAGAACTATTGATGCAAAAGAAAGAGAATTAGCACAAGTCAGAAGATATTATAAGACTCTACAGGGTATTGACTACTCAAAAGAAAAACTATCAGGTGGATTAAAATGTGATTTTACCAATACAGTTGATAAGATAATTGACCTTGAAAGAGAGATAACAGCTGATATTGATGAGTTGTGTGATAAAAAAGAATACTTAAATAAGCAGCTTAAAAAAATATTATTTGGTGAGGAGTATCTGATAATTCAAATGTATTTCTTCGAGGAAATGAATAATGAGGAGATAGCTGTAAAAATAAATAGGAGTTACAGTACAGTAAAAAGAACGAAAAGAAAGGCTTTTGAAAAAATTTTAAAAGTTGACCCACAATGACCCACTAAGATGTGATACAATAGTATCGTGGAAAACTCCTAAAAAATATTTTTTATCAGCAAAAAGACTTCTTAAATGAGGTCTTTTTTGTTATAATAGAATGGATAAAAATAATTTTTTAGGAGGAATTATAATGGCAAGCGGAGAATATTATTTTGATGGTGGTTTATTAGAACTAATAGGTTGGTATATTTTAGGATTTATAGTAACTACGCTTACTCTTGGTATTTGCTTTCCTTGGGCAATAACTATGATATATTCTTGGGAAGCTAAACACACAGTTTTAGATGGAAGAAGATTAAGATTTAAAGGTACTGCTATAGGTCTTTTTGGTAATTGGATAAAATGGTTATTACTAACAATAATAACTTTTGGTATTTATGGCTTTTGGGTTGGTATAGCACTTAAAAAATGGAAAACTAAAAATCTTGAATTTGAAAATTAAGGCATCTTATTAAAGACGCCTTTTTTAATGGGAGTATATATTTTATATGGCTAAAGTAAGAGCGGACAAGCAAAGTGGACACAGAGCAGTATATGAGAGTAATCGTCGTAAGATATTAAAAACACGGAACACATGTGAAATATGTGGGCACCCTATAGACATGTCCTTAAAAGCACCGCACCCACTATCACCTGTAATAGACCATATAGTGCCCATTAGTAAAGGTGGACATCCAAGCGACATTAACAACCTACAGTTAGCTCATTGACAATGTAACAGGGCTAAGAGTGATAAACTATTTGTCACTCAAGAAAAAAAACAAGACAAAGAAGTTATTGGAAACAGAAATTTGCCACAAACAATTGATTGGCAAAATTACAATAAATAGTAAAAAAAGTGAAATTTGTTTAAAATCATGAAAATTATAGAAAAGATGATTTTTGGTCAAAAAACGTAAAAAAGGCATAAAATAAAGAGCTTTTTTCATTTTTTAAGAGAAAAAGTGCTTATGGGGGCATAACTCCCCCTCTTTAAGCTCTTAAGAGGTTCACGCCGTCATTGTACATATTTCTCGCTGAGAAAATAAAAGGAGTAATAAAAAATGATTAATATAGAAAAAACTAATGGTAACGGGAAATTGGAATATTTAAGAAAAAAACTTGCGAATTATGAGAAAAGAGTAATACACAGATACAAGCAATATGACATGAAATATAACGATAAGATGTATGGAATAACAATACCTGAGCATATCAGAGCAAGATACAGAGCAGTGCTTGGTTGGTGTGGAAAAGCGGTAGATAGCTTAGCGGATAGATTGATTTTCAGAGAATTTGAAGATGATAATTTCGAGATAAACGAAATCTTTAATATGAACAATCCGGATGTATTCTTTGACAGTGTTATACTATCAGCCTTAATCGGTTCATGTTGTTTTGTATATATATCAAAAGGAAATGATGATATACCGAGATTGCAAGTAATAGAGGCTAATAACGCTACAGGCATAATAGATCCTATAACAGGGCTACTCAAATATGGCTATGCGATACTTGAAAAAGATGATAATGGTAATGCAACTGTTGAGGCACTGTTATTACCTGAAAAGACGATAATATACTATAAAGACAAGCAAGATGAAATATATGAGCATAATGTTGAATATCCTCTGTTAGTGCCAATAATACACAGACCTGACGCTGTTAGACCGTTTGGACGCAGTCGAATATCAAGGTCGGCTATGTATTGGCAAAAGTACGCTAAAAGGACACTTGAAAGAGCAGATGTAACGGCTGAATTTTATTCATTCCCGCAAAAATATATATTAGGTATGAATAATGATGCTGAGTCGTTAGACACGTGGAAAGCCACAATAACATCTATGCTACAGATTAGTAAAGATGAAGAGGGAGATAAGCCTGTGCTTGGTCAATTTACAACGGCATCCATGTCTCCATTTACGGAGCAGTTAAGAATGGCAGCTGCGGGGTTTGCGGGAGAAACAGGACTAACGCTTGATGATTTGGGGTTTGTATCAGATAATCCAAGTTCAAGTGAAGCTATAAAGGCAAGCCATGAGACACTTAGAGTAATGGCAAGAAAAGCACAAAGGAGCTTTTCATCAGGGCTGCTTAATGTAGGATATCTTGCGGCTTGTCTGCGTGATGACTATCCATATCTTAGAAATCAGTTTTACAATATAAAAGTAAAATGGGAGCCTGTTTTTGAGCCTGACGCAAGTACATTGTCATTGGTCGGTGACGGAGCAATAAAGATAAATCAGGCAGTGCCGGGGTATATTTCTGCGAAAGTGTTAAGAGACCTTACAGGTATAAAAGGTGAAAAGCAAGAGATACAAGCAGATATGCAATCTGTAGAAGAAAATAACGGACAAAGTGATAAACAGGCAAATAGGATAATATCAACTTATGAAGTTACCTCACTACTTGGTAATTATCAAAAAGGTGTATTATCAAAAGAAAATGGAGTAAGATTGCTCGTTTCAATGGGATATTCAAATGACGAGGCAACAAGAATGCTTGATGAGACTAAGGTAATACAAGAGGTATAGTGATGGATATAATATCTAAGCTAAGAGATGAATTTAACAATAAATACGCTAATAGCTCAAAAATTAAAAATTTAGTTGAAAAACTTGAAAATGGAGATGTGGAGTATGGACAGGCACACGAATTTGCAATAGAATTAGGAGAAATGCTTGCAAATGTATTTAAAGAAAATCTGTCTGTTGATATGTTTCCTGATGGAAAAATAAGTTACGGCATTGCTGATAAGATATTAAATGAAACTCTCGGCAAGAACTATGACCTAATATCCGACTATTCAAGAGATATTCAAACCATAATCAATAAAAAAGCGGGGTTTAATATAAAAGGTGTAAGGGCTGAAAAAAATCAAAGCAGAATTGATAATATGGTAAAAAAAGTATCAGATGATGATTTTGAGAATGTGCAGTGGATGTTTGATGAACCTGTAAAAAATTTTTCTCAATCTATTGTTGATGATACTGTAAAGGCAAATGCTGATTTTCAATATAAATTAGGTATGCAACCTAAAATTATACGAAAATCTACAGGACATTGTTGTGATTGGTGTGAAGCACTTGTAGGAGAGTATGATTATCCTTATGAAGTGCCACCTGATGTATATAGACGACATAGATTTTGCAGATGTACAGTGGAGTATTCTCCGGGAGGTAAAAAAAAGCAAAATGTTCATACAAAGAAATGGACAGAAATTTACAAAAGTGATAAGATTAAAAAAAGAATAGAAATGTCACAAGAAAGAAAGGATGAAAATATCCGTTTGAAAAATATAGCGTATACAAAAGCAAATGAATTAGGGTATAATCCACTAAGTCAAGAGAAAGTAGTGGATATATTAAGGCGAGATTCAGATATTTGGATTGAAAATTTAACAGAAGAGGAAAAAAAGGCTATTTCAAAATATACTTACAATGGAAAAGATAAGGATGGATTAAATTTATTTGAAAAAATTAATGGATATTTAGAAGGTAATTATAATCCTGAAAATGAAAAGGAAGAAATAATGATATTAAATTATTATTCAAACATAAAAAATGCACTATTGAAGAATAATTTAGATAGTGATATAATAGTTTACAGAAACGATATAAGCCCAGAATCTTTGAATAAAACTATGAATAAATTTTTAAGTACATCTGTATCTCAAAGAGGTGTCATTGGTGGAAAGCCGAATGTTGCGATAATAGTTCCTAAAAATTCAAATGGGGCGTATATTGAAAGGTTGAGTTTTGATAATTTTAAAAAACAAAGAGAATTTTTATTAAATAGTGAAACACAATTAGAATTTATAGATAATCTTAGTGGAGATATGTATATTTACAAAGTCAAGGAGGAATAGAAAATGAATGCTCTCAGTAGTATAGAAGCAGAAAAAATATATAGAAAAAGAATAGATTCCGAAACACCGCGAATAATGAACAAAGAACAGAAAAAATTATCGGAAGAAAGAATAAAAAAAGCAAACGAGTATGCAAAAAAAATGAGAGAAAAACAGAAAGTTAGTTGTTAAAGATTGTTAGTAACTTTGTTTGAGAACCTTGTAAATTAATATAATTTTTAAACCACTCAAAAGAGTGGTTTTTTAATGCAAAAATTTAAGGAGTTATTAAAAGATGTAAAAGGTATAATACCTTTTGTATAGGCACTTATTAAAGTGTCTTTTTTAATGCAAAAAATACTTGGACACAAGGTAAAAAATGGAAGGAGATAAGATGGCTAAAACGAGGATAGGCAATCAAAATCCTACTAAGTCAGTTTTTTTGCCATCAGTAAAAAGTGAATATAAAAAGGCTATTGACCTGTACAGGAAAACAGGCAGAAAGGAGCAGATATGGCAAGAGAACCTACTTAAACACTTATTAGCTAAAAATCAAGACAATCTATGGACGCATACAAAATTCGGATATTCGTTACCGAGAAGAAATGGAAAAAATGAGGTTGTGGCTATAAGGGAGTTATACGGTCTATTTAGCGGAGAAAAAGGTCTACATACTGCACATAGAACTACTACATCTCACGCAGCTTTTGAAAGACTTATTAAATTCCTTAATGATATCGGTTTTGTAGAAAAAGAAGACTACAAGGCACTAAGACAATTCGGTCTTGAGAAGATAGAGATGATTAAGGAGTATACAGGTGTAATATGTTTTCGTACCCGCTCGGCTAAGGGCGGACTCGGTGAGGGCTTTGACTATTTGATTATTGACGAGGCTCAAGAGTACACGGACGACCAAGAAAGTGCATTAAAGTATGTAGTTACAGACAGTAAGAATCCACAGACAATATTTTGCGGTACACCGCCAACGGTAGTATCAGGCGGTACAGTTTTTGTAAATATGCGAAATAAAGCACTTGAGGGTGGTATGAAAAATACTGCTTGGGCTGAATGGTCTGTTGATGAAATGTCGGATGTGCATGATAAAGAGCTATGGTATATGTGCAATCCGTCACTTGGCACTATATTTACAGAGCGTAGCATAGAAGATGAGATAGGAACAGATGACGTAGATTTTAACATCCAAAGGCTCGGTCTATGGCTTAAATATAATCAAAAGTCTGCTATATCAGAAAAAGATTGGGAAAGACTAAAAGTAAATAGCTTGCCGAAATTCAAAGGTAAATTGTATGTGGGAATAAAATACGGTAAAGACGGTATTAATGTCGCAATGTCTATAGCTGTAAAGACATTGAGCAATCGTATATTTGTTGAAGCGATTGATTGTCAAAACGTGCGAAACGGAAATCTATGGATAATTAATTTTTTGAAAAATGCTAATATAGATAAAGTAATAATTGACGGAGCAAGTGGTCAAAATATACTTGCTAACGAGATGAAAGAGTATGGTATAAAAACAAATCTTATTTTACCGAGTGTAAAGGAAATAATCATTGCAAATGCAAAATTTGAGCAAGGTATATTTCAAGAGAGCATACTGCATAACAATCAACCCTCGCTCACAGCAGTTGCAACAAACTGTGAAAAAAGGTGGATAGGAAGTCAAGGCGGATTCGGATATAAAAGTCAATTTGAAGATAGAGATATAGCCCTGCTTGACAGTGTCATTCTTGCACATTATTTAGCAAGTGAAAAGAAACAAAAGAGCAAACAAAAAGTAAGTTATTAAATTCAGGCACTTATTAAAGTGTTTTTTTATGCAAAAATATTTATAAAAAAGGAGTTTACAAATGGAATTAGCAATTTATTTTAATAACGGAAATGTAGCGTATTTTAAGGAAGTAAAAGGATTTGAAGAAACAAAGAATGAAATTAAGTTTGCTTATTTTGGGCAAGCATCTCAATTAGACAGACAAGCAAAATTTTTAATTGAAAATATTGCGGGTTGGTCGCTTTCAGAAAAATAATATATAAAAATTACCCAGACATGGGGCTAAACATGGGAGGAATAAAAATGGAATTTAAAGCTATAACAACTCAAGAAGAACTTGACAAGACAATAGCTGACAGACTTAAAAGACAAAAAGAAAACATACTTAAAGAGTATGAAGATTATGAACAGGTCAAAAAAGAAAGGGACAGTTTTCAAAATGAACTTATAGAGTTGAAAAAAAGTGTAGAGACATTTAATACAGAAAAAGAAAATCACAGCAAGGAAATAGAGGCACTTAATACTAAAATAAAAGGCTATGAACTTAACAGCATGAGAATGAAAATAGCACTTGAAAACGGAATACCTTACAGCCTTGCAGACAGATTGAAAGGAGATGATGAAGAAAGTTTAACAAAAGATGCTAAGGCATTATCGGAATTTGTAAGTAAAAATAAACCCGTGGCACCTTTGAAGTCTACCGAACCCAAGATAGATATAAAAGATGCAAGTTATAAAAAATTATTAGGAAATTTAGAACAAGGAGAATAAGAAAATGGCAGATGTATTATCAAGAGGAACATTATTCGACCAGGAATTAGTAACGGATCTAATAAACAAAGTAAAGGGTAAATCTTCACTTTCGGTATTATCATCACAAACACCTATACCGTTTAACGGTCAAAAAGAGTTTATCTTTACAATGGATAACGAAGTTGATGTTGTCGCTGAAAATGGCAAAAAATCTCACGGCGGTATCAGCGTAGAACCTGTTAAAATAGTACCTATAAAGGTTGAATATGGAGCAAGAGTATCAGATGAATTTATATATTCAAGCGAAGAAGATAAGATTAACATATTAAAGGCATTTAATGACGGATTTGCAAAAAAGGTGGCAAAAGGTCTTGACCTTATGGCATTTCACGGTATCAATCCAAGAACAAATACTGCATCAAGTGTCATAGGTACAAATCATTTTGACAATATAGTAACGCAAACAGTATCATTTACAGCTAACGACCCTGACGCAAATATCGAAGCCGCAATTGCTATGATACACGGTAGTGAGGGAGATGTAAACGGACTGGCAATATCCCCTATATTTTCATCAGCACTTGCCAAGATGAAAGTAAACGGAGTAAGATTATTTCCTGAACTTGCTTGGGGAGCAAATCCCGGCTCAATTAACGGACTTAAAGCTGATATCAATAGGACTGTCGAAAATGCTACAGTAAAAGACAGGGCTATAATAGGCGATTTTGCAAATATGGTCAAATGGGGCTATGCAAAAGAAATACCGTTTGAAGTTATAAAATATGGAGACCCTGATAACTCCGGGAAAGACCTTAAAGGCTACAATCAAGTATATCTAAGAGCAGAAGTATATCTTGGTTGGGGTATAATGGACGGAGCATCGTTTGTGAGAATTGTGGAGGCTTAGAGTAATATGAGATATAGAAATACTAAAACAGGGGCTGTCATTGACAGTCCTTGCACTATTTCAGGCGGTGATTGGATAGTGTATGATGAAAATGAAGTAATTCAAGATAAGCAAGATGAAAATAAAAAAGATGATAATGAAGAAAATCAAGAACAAGAAGAAAGTGATGAAGTAGCAGAGCTTAGCAAGAAAGAAATAATGCAAGAGCTTGATGCACTTGGAATAAAATATAATCCAAAAGCTAATAAGCAAGAATTATATGATTTGATGATGAAAGGTAGATAAAAATGATAAACTATGCAACTATAGATGATATAACTGCACTGTTTAGACCTTTAAAACCTGATGAGATAGAAAAGGCAAATGCACTACTACCTATAGTGTCCGATTCTCTAAGAGTAGAGGCAAAAAACATAGGTAAAAACCTTGATATGATGATAAAAGACAGCATATCCTATGCGAATGTAGTCAAGTCCGTAACTGTAGATATAATAGCAAGAACTCTTATGACATCAACAGATAGCGAACCGATGATACAAAGTAGTGAGTCTGCACTTGGATATACATTTCAAGGAACATATCTTGTACCGGGCGGTGGACTTTTTATCAAAAAATCTGAACTTGCAAGGCTTGGGCTTAAAAGACAAAAATTAGGAGTGATAGAGTTGTATGGGTAGATTAAAAGGTATAAAGGTCATATTAGTATCAAAAATCGAAAGCGGAAAAGACCCTTTCGGCAATGCTATATATGATAAAAAAAACATAGAAGTTAATAATGTGCTTATAGGACAACCTACTACAGATGATATCACAAATTCACTGAATTTATATGGTAAAAAGGCTGTATATACTCTTGCTATTCCAAAGGGAGATACAAATATTTGGGAAAATCAGGAAGTAATATTTTTTGGACAAAAATGGAGAGTATTCAGCAAGGTAACGCAAGGTATAGAAAATCTTGTACCTCTATCTTGGAATAAAAAGGTAATGGTGGAGTCTTATGAGTAAGGTTTTTAAACTCAATAAAATTGGTGTAAGAGAGCTTTTAAAAGGCGAGGATATGAAAAAGGTGTTATCTGAAAAAGCTGATGAAATAGTTGGCAGATGTGGAGATGGTTTTGAATCGGATACTCATATTGGAAGAAATAGAGCTAATGTTTTGATAAAGACAAACAGTATTAAATCATATTATAAAAATCTTAAAGAAAATACTATACTAAAGGCACTAAAATGATTGAATTAACTATATATAATTATTTAAAAGACAAGATGAGCGTTCCTGTGTTTATGGAACATCAAAAAAACGAACCTGAAAAATTTGTTATTTTTGAGAAGACATCAAGCAGTAAGAAAAATCATACATACTCTGTTACAATTGCATTTCAGTCATATGCAAAGAGTATGTATGAGGCCGCAAAGTTAAATGATGAACTTAAAAAAACTGTTGAAAATATGATAGAACTTGATGATATCGCATTTGTAAAATTGAACAGTGATTATAATTTTACTGATACAACTACAAAAAAATATAGATATCAAGCGATATTTGACATTAAATATTAAAAGGAGTTGAAGAAATGGCAAATAACACTGAAAATGTAAGTTTTGGAAAACCGAAAATTGGCGGTGCGATATATTCCGCACCACTTGGTACTACATTGCCTGTCAATGCAACTGCTGCACTTGACGAAAAATTCAAAGGCTTAGGATATGTAAGTGAAGACGGGCTGACAAACGAAAATAGTATGGACACCGATAAAATAAAGGCTTGGGGCGGAGATACTGTCGCAGTAGTCCAAAAAGAAAAAGATGATACATTCAAATATACTCTCATCGAAACAATGAATATAGATGTATTAAAAGAGGTATATGGTGAGAAAAATGTAACAGGCACACTTGATACAGGTATAGTTATAAAGGCAAATTCCACACCGCCAACACCACATTGTCTGGTTATAGATATGGTGTTAAAAGGCGGTGTATTAAAAAGAATAGTAATACCTAACGGCACAGTATCAGAGATTGGCGAAATATCGTATACTGATGAAGATCCGATAGGATACGAGACAACTATAACTTGTGTACCTGATTCTGATGGAAATACACACTATGAGTACATTCAAAAACCATAAAAGAAAGGTGAAAAAATGGATAATAATACAATAAAAGGAGTTACTAAGTCAGGCTTTGAGTATGAATTGTCAAAAGATAGATTGAATAATTTTGAGCTGATTGAAATATTTGCGGAAGTAGACAACAATCCTTTATTACTCCCTAAAGCACTGACATTACTACTTGGGGCGGAGCAAAAGCAAAGATTATATGATCATCTAAGAACATCAGACGATATTGTACCTGCTGACTTGGTAGGACAGGAAATTGCAGAAATATTCAACTCAAGTCAAGTAAAAAACTAATATTCCTCGCTAAAATGATAAAAACTGATGAAAATTCTTTAATTTGCGATTTGGCGCAGACATATAACATCTATGATTATAAACAGCTACCTCTTATGAGTGTGGCTGTTTTTGCATGTGGGTTAAAATCAGATAGCAGAATAAAGATGAAGATGGCAGGTCAAAAAGTGCCTGTCAATACTCTTTTGTTAGCGTCAATATGCGACACTCTCAAAATGTTATTATGGACAAAGACAAAGGACGCAAAATATAACAGAAACAGACCTAAATCAATATTAAATATAATTAATGACGTTAAAAAAGATGAAATCATCGGTTTTCATAGTAGTGAGGATTTTTTAAAAGCAAGATATAAGGAAGTGAGATGATGGCTACAGAATTAGGTAAAGCTTTTGTGCAAATAGTACCGTCTGCAAGAGGGATAGGCGGGGCGATATCTAATATTTTGGATGGAGAAGCACAAAGTGCCGGGAATATAGCAGGTCAAAGAATAGGTAGCAGTTTGATAGGAATGTTGAAAAAAATTCTTGCAATTGCAGGAATAGGAAAACTTATAGGGTCAGCCCTTACTGAAGGAGGTGAACTTGAGCAGTCAATAGGTGGAGTAGAGACTCTTTTCAAAAATAATGCTGATATGGTAAAAAAATATGCACAAGATGCATATAAGACTGTGGGAGTAAGTGCTAATGACTATATGAGTAATGTAACATCATTTTCAGCATCGCTCTTACAAGCTACAGCAGGAGATACTAAAAAAGCTGCTGAAGTAGCTCATATGGCTATGGTAGATATGTCGGACAATGCAAATAAAATGGGTTCTGATATAAGCAGTATCCAAACGGCATATCAAGGATTTGCCAAACAAAACTATACAATGCTTGACAACTTAAAACTGGGTTACGGCGGTACAAAAAAAGAAATGGAAAGATTGCTTGTAGACGCTCAAAAACTTACAGGTGTTAAATATAACATTGATAACTTATCAGATGTATATTCTGCTATACACGCTATTCAAGGGAAATTAGAAATTACAGGTACTACAGCAAAAGAAGCTTCTGAAACTTTACAAGGCTCTTTTTCTGCTATGAAATCTGCTTTTCAAAATGTGCTTGGAAGTATAGCTATAGGTGAAAATATAGAACAATCATTACAAGGATTAGTAGAAACAACTTCAACTTTTCTATTTAATAATTTTATACCTATGGTTGTAGATATAGTGAAGAATATACCCGTTGTAATTTTTGCTTTTATTGAGAGCAGTGCACCACTTTTTATGCAAGGTGGTATTGATTTAATAACACAGTTATCAGAAGGTATAATTAATGGATATCCGGAAGCTTTAAGCAATTTTTCAAGTGTAATTATAAATATGCTTGACAGTATAACTGAAAAATTACCTGAATTTTTAGAAAAAGGTATAGAAATTATTAAAAATTTAGCAAACGGACTTATGAGCAATATACCTCAACTTATTGATACTGTAGGCAATGTTTTATCTAAAATAGTTGAGTTTATACTTGTAAATCTCCCTGTTATATTAAATGCAGGAAAAGATATATTATTTTCAATAGCAAGTGGAATTATAAATAATTTACCTGCAATTGGAGAAAGCATACTAAAATTAATAGGTAAAATCATATCCACATTTCTTGTAAATTACCCTAATTTAGTAAAATCAGGATATGAACTTATTGGTTCTGTCTTAGGTGGAATCATAGAAAAAATTCCTGATGTTATTGTAGCAATAGCAAAATTGACGATAAGCGTATTAACTGAATTTGCAAAGCTTTTGCCGAATCTTTTTGTGTTTGGTATTGATATGCTTGTAAAAGTAACATTAGGAATAGCAAGCATGACAAGTAAACTGATAGGCTCAGGTATTAACGCTATAATGGGATTGTTATCTGCTATAGGAGAACTTGTAATAAACTTTTTTAAATATGGAGGTACTGTAGTAACAAATATAGGTAATGGTATAAAAGATAAAGCCTTATATGTTGTAGATTCTATTAAAAATATAATATCAAATACAGTGGACGAGATTAAAAGTTGGTTTGGAGATTTTAAAGATGCAGGTGCAAATATAGTAAATATGATAGCAGATGGTATAAAAGGTGCTATAGGAACTGTTACTGATGCCATAGGTGATGTAGTAAGTTCTGTTAGAAACTATCTTCCGTTTTCTCCTGCCAAAGAAGGACCATTAAGAGATTTAAATAAATTGGATTTTACAATTATAGCTGACGGTATTAATAGTGCTAAAAAATCTGTATTAAGTTCTACTGATGATTTGATGAGTTCAGTAAGAGACAGTTTAAATCCTACATCAGATTTTTTGATAAACAGCAATTTTGAGAAAGAAATTACAGCAAATTTAAACAGACAAAACATAGCATTTGATAAAGAAAAAAACACCGAGTATAAGAGTGAGGCAGACTATTCATCAGCAATAAATCAAATCTTATCATCTATCAATACACTAACTCAAGAGATAAGAAATCAACCATACACACAAAGAGAACTTTTAAGAAAGGGGGTTGTACAGTGAAGCAGGGATATGGAAAAATTAGTTTAGGTGGTAGCGATAATAATTATGCCGAGCAATTACAAAAAATCAGTGATAAGTCTATGTATAATATTATAAGAGCATACTATAGCGTGTTTTTATATGGCATGTTAAATTCAAATGGCGATATTGCTGAAGGATATTTTTCTATAGGAAATTATGGCGAAAGTGGAAGAGCTCATTTTAAAGAAAATAATCAATCCCATGAAATTAATATAGCAGATGAAATCAACGCGTTATATCAAAGTAATGGGATAAATGCAATAAAACCTCTTACTTTTAATACATCATGGACAGGAAATAAATCTGTGCAATTTTCTATAACTGCTCAAACTAAAACAGCTCCTACTGTAAAAATAACGAGTGTGGAAGGAAATAGTTTATTTGAACATATAGTGATAAAGTGGAACAGCACAATGCAAGAAAAATTCACTATAACTGCAACAAAAGGAAATTCTGTCAAAACATACAGCGGAGCAAAAGAAACTTTTTATAGTATAGATGCTTCCGATTTTTTGTGGCTTGAAAGTCCAGTAGAGGGAAGTTTAAAAATATCGTTGAAAGTTGAGTTTACAAATAATAAAGCTCTCAGTGAAAGTGCATGGGCAAGTGATGATGTTAATGTAAGCTTAAAAGATACAAGACCTAAATTAACTGAACTTAAAGCTATAAACAACGTTATAACTTTTAAAGGTAAAAATCTTGATAATATAAGTGCAAAAATTAGAATATATAATAAAAGTTTAAACAATGCTTTTGTAGGTGTATTCAATTTGTCCAAAAATGATATTGATAATTTTAAATTTGAAATACCTGAAGATGTCGTTTTGTATAATGGAGAACATGAAGTTTTATTAAGTATTGAAAAAGAAATCGGTAGCAGTATATTTGAAGATAAAATGAATACAACTATGATTATTACAAATAGACCTTATGTTCAGATAAATTCTTTAGAACCTTCGAATGTCTCAAGAAATTATGAAAAAAAATATGGATAAGCTGGCAAAGTATTAATCAGCAAAGCTATAATATAAGCATATATCAAAACGGTATAAAAAAATATGATAATAGCGGTGATATAGCTAAAAGCGTCGAATTAAAACCCAATACATTAACAGACGGTTTTGCAAAAATAGTATTAACTGTAACAAATACTGTGTATGGTGTTGTTAAACAAGATAGCAAAACAGCTACTTTTAGTTTATATGGTGGATTAAAACCTCCTGAATTTACTCTACAAGGTCCTTTTAGAAAAAACTATATGATTATAAGTTGGAAGAAAATCAATTTGCAAAGATATTACAGAGTAGAATTTGATATAGCAAGAAATTACAGATATGATGATAAATGGATTTTTGTAAAAGAAGATAGCGGTATTATAAGAGGAGAAGATAATTCATATAGAACAAAAGCATTGTTATTAGCAAATGATTATGTTATGAACATAAAAGTAACTATTTATAATGAGCTCAAAGAAAAAAGCAGTAATGCTATTGAAGAGGGAATAAGAGTTTGGTATAGTACAGAAGGATTAACTAAATTAAGTTTATACACAGAAGACTATAAAATTATTGTAAATGGAAATTCAACTTTTAAAAATGCCATTACGCATACTTTATTCAGATGCACAGATGAAAAATTTAATGAAGCTAAAGCTATATATACTACATCTGAGAGTAATTTTGTATATGAAGACAGTAATGTAAGAAGCGGTGTGAGATATTATTACTATATAATATCAAGTGATGATGAATACAAATCTATAATAAGCGAAATAAGAAGTAGAAAAGTAAATGTGAAAAGTTTTTTATTTACCAATTTAGATACAAAAGAAGTTCATAATTTTAATCTTGATATTTCTGCTGATTTTGATACATTAGATGGTAAAGTAGTTGTTGAGTATCTCGGTAAAGCTACTGCTGATATTGAACAAGATACGAGACATTATCAAAAAGGTTCATTTTCTTGTCTAATTAAAATTGATGATATGCAAGTTATTGACAGATTGTTTAAAGCAGAAAAAGTATCCTATAGAGATAGCTATGGAAACGGCTTTATATGTAATCTTATGAACAAGAAGATATCGTATAATGATAGATATGACCGATATGTAAGATTATCTTTTGATATGATAGAAAATGACAGTTCAAAAGTATTTGAGTAGGTGATATGAATTGAGAAAATATAATTTTAGTTTTGAAATTTTAGATAGATATCATAAATATGTTAAAAATGTCTATCCTGTAAGCTGTCAAGTTGATTATGACAGCTTATCTGTTATAAAGTTAAGTGTTAATATGCTCATAAAAGATGACGGATATAATTATAATGGCAAATATCTTGTTATAAAAAGCTATAATGAAGTTGTCGCTACTGTTATTATAGTAACAAGTATTAGAGACAGATTTAACAAGACTATACGTATTACTGGTTATGATTGCTGCATACTTATACAGCAACAAAAAGCAGAAATAGATTTTATAACTCCAAGCTTTACTAATATTATAAACTATGTTGGGCTTTTACTATTTGAATATTCACACGCCTTCTCTTCTATAGAATCAAACGCAACTAATAAAGCTGAGATATATTTTAATGCAGGCATGTCAACTTTGGAAATAATAAACAATCTGTTGAATTTGATAAATTTCAGCTCTCTACTAACTGACAGATTTGGTGTATTTTATGCCCAAAAATATGAATTGCCAAGTGACAGAACGCCTGAAATAATTTATACAGATGATAAAGATACAAGTATAATATATAAAAATGTTACACAAGAAATTGATATATTTAATGTACCGAATGTATTTATAAGGGTAAGTAATAATAGTGCAATAAATCCACCTGTAAGGGCTGAATACATCAATGATAATCCAGACAGTATATTAAGCACCGTATCACGAGATAGGCGTATAATTGATTATAAACAAGTAAGCAATGTTGCTGACAGTGATACACTATTCGCTATTACAAAAAAAGATTGCTATAATTCAAGTGATATATACGAACATATTGAAATTGAAACGGCAATAAATACCGAGCATTGGTATTTGAATTTAGTTGAACTTAATTTGAAATCTTATGAAATTAATGATAATTACGTTGAAACTTCGTGGAGTATAGATAATTTAAAAGCAGGCGGAAGAATGAAACACAAATTAAGGAGGGTTATACGTGTATAGAGCAGGAATTGTTAAAAAAACTGATCCTTTTCTGGTTCTGTTAGACGGAGATAACACTGCAAAATCTTTTAAAAGACTTGAAAGTTATGCCCCAAAGGCAGATGACAGAGTGATAGCGATAAAAGAAGGTACAAGTTATATAATACTTGGAAGTGTTGTTTAGGAAATTAATATGATACAAGGCAATAAATGAGGACTTAATAGGTCTTTTTTTTATTGCCTTAAATTAAAAGAGAGGTGTATTTATGAGTGTGGAGTTGTCAATATTAGTACCCATTGTATCTGTTGGATTTGCAATATATGCAGGGTTATCTAATATAAAAAGAAATCAGTCACAAGATGAAAGAAATAGTGCGAGTCAAATGACAACAGTTATAGTAAAGTTAGAAAACATCAGTAATGGTATAACTGAAATAAAATCAGAGATGTCTAATGCAAAAGAAGAAATAAGAGAAAACAGAGAAAGAATCGTTAAAGTTGAAGAAAGCTCAAAGCAAGCACATAAAAGACTTGATATGCTTGAAAGTCAGCTACGAGGTGTTTATGAAAAAGAAAATTGAATTTAGCAAATTTATATTTTGCTTTGTAACATTTTTCATAGTGCTATTAACATTGTTTGCTTTTTTTATGATGTACAAAACTAATGATTTAAGCCCATTAGCATATCTAATTCCTGCTTGGTTTTCAGAACTTGGAATAGCTACGGGCTTTTATTATAACAAAGCAAAGGCAGAAAATCTAATCAAATTAAAGAAAATATATAAACTTGATAATGAAACAGTTGAATTGATAAAGGAGTAGAAAGATGAAACAAGAACTTCAAACAACGTTAATACAGTTATTAATAGCAATATTTCCCATATTAACAACTTTTATCGTGAGGTTACTTAATCTGAAATCTAATGAGATAAAAGAGCTCACAAAAAACAGTAGGCTCGATAAGTATATTGATTATGTTGCAGATATAATTAAAAAGTCAGTCATAGCAGTAAATCAAACATTTGTTGAGAAATTGAAAGAGCAAGGTAATTTTACTATCGAAAAACAAAAAGAGGCGTTTGAATTGGCAAAGAAGAAGATATTATCAATGCTGAATGAAGACGCTAAAAAAGCGCTGACTATGATATACGGCGACTTGAATACATTTTTAGATGCACAGATAGAGGCAACAGTCAACAACTTGAAAAATCAAAGTACAAAGGAAGTGATATAGTTGAAAACAAGAGCTGATATATTAAAATATGCTAAAAGTTTAATCGGCTTTACCAATTATAAAATGGGAGCTAAGCATTACAATTATAATAACGATGTGAATAAACCTAAATTGCTTGACTGTAGCGGTTTTGTTGTATGGGCATATAAAATGGCGGGATTTAACGTACCGGACGGAACATATCATCAATGGAACAATTCATATAAAGTATCTGCTAAGGAATTAAAAATTGGAGATATAGGAATAAAAGAAAGTGGCGGACTTGGAATGTATAATCATATCGGTATTTATGCAGGAAATGGATACTGGATACATTGTAATTACAGCCGGAATGGAGTAACACTTGAAAAAACTGATATGTTTAAATTTTATAGAAGATTTAGAAATGTTGTGTTCGCTGATAATTCACCAGCAAGAAAGGAAGAAATCGAAGTGATAGAAAAAGGCAAATATATTATAGATGGCAAAAGTATTGAAATGAACAGGATAATGAAAGACAATATGCAATATGTAAAGTTACAGGACTTAGTTAAAGCTGGAGTGTTAAAAGCTGAATGGGATAACAAGACAAAAATTACTAAAATTATAAAGTAGGGATTAATTCCCTACTCTTTTTTTATGGAAAAGATTATGCTATAATCAAAAATAAAAAGGAGTGTATGTTCTTGGAAAGTATAATATCTATAAAAAAAGAAAAATGTTTTAAAATACTTGAAAAATATTTGGAAGAAACCTGTAAAAATAAAAAGAAAATTAAAGAACTAATAAAACATACTGAAAGAGTATTAAAAATATGTAAAAAAATAATTAATTGTTTTGATATTAATGATAAATATACAAAAAAAATAATTTATAGGAGTGCCATATTTCACGATATAGGAAAATTTAAATATGGTGAAGAACATAATAAAAAAGCAAAAGAAGTATTAGATAAAATTTTAAAAGAAAAAGAAGAAAGCAAATATGGTGATTTAGAGAAAATATACTTAATAATAAAATATCATAGAAATGAATTTGAGCCTGATGAAGATATTGCTATTCCGTCTGCAATATTGAGAATAGCAGATAAAATAGATAAAATAAATAAAAATAAATTTGATGAATTTGTGGATACTTATACATCAAGTATGAGAAAAATTAAAAAAAATTTTAAAGAAAATAATATAAATGATTATGAGAAGTTAAGAGAAGCTTGTGAAATAGTAAAAATACAAACTATAATAAAAAATATATAAAAAAGGATAAAAACATACACTCCTAATCGGAGAGTATGTTTTTTTCTTATTGAAAAAGAACGGGGCTTCGGCACTCCTCATAGGAGAGCCTTGCCCCTTAAATTTTTACTGCTTAAATACTGCTTAAAGGTCAAAAAATATCATTTTTTATCATAAAAATATGAATTTATACAATAACATAAATTACTTAATTTCAATATATTTTGACTTAATTTCAACGAATAATATTTAAAAATGGCGGAGAGAATGGGATTTGAACCCATGATACGATAACTCGTATACACGCTTTCCAGGCGTGCTCCTTAAACCACTCGGACACCTCTCCTAATCAGTATTTTTATCACAAGGGTTATTATAATAAAAATACTTCACTAAGTCAATACTTATAACTTTAAAAAATTTCTATAATCTATACTTAGAGATATAGTATTAATCTTATGTCAATTGTCATTATCTTGAATGCTTATTGCAACCAATGCCAATCGTCCGCTTTTTACATGATAGGAGCAAGTGGACATAACTAATATATCATCTCCATATTTAGGAGATATATCATCAGATATTGCTGTTGCATTTGTTTTCAAAAAATTTATATATTTATTGAATTCTTCTTCGCTTTTTATCGATGTCGTATTATAAAATATATCCGCCGTTCTTGTGTATTCCTTGAGCATTACAGCAGCAAACAGCTTATATTTTTTTAATGCATTTGGCATTTCCAATAGCACAGGATTTGCATTTTTAAGATTATTTTCATCGATATAATTGTGCAAATTTGTAAACATGGTTCCGTCACCCATATTATGTGCATACACTATATATAGACTTGTTTTTTGTGAATTGTCTATTTTTGTTCTATGATCTAAAAAAGGTGTTCCACTTAAAGCATAGTTTTTGTCTATATTTTTTCTTAAATAAAACTGCGGATCATCAGGTGTATACATAACCGGATAATCTATATTGGCTCCCTCCAATTTAATCCATGCTGCTATATCGCTGTTTTTATTTTGCAAATTATCAAAAAATACTTTCAATCTTTCTTTTTGAGTGATTTCTTTTTTTTCAGATTTTTTTTGAATTTGTACATCACTTACTTGCCTATGCATATTACTCAAATTATCAAACTGCTTTTTTGACATATAAAGACTCAAGCGATAAGTCAACAGTAAAACACCTGATGTGACAAAAATGCATATTAAAATTATATTTATTATTTTAAATGTTATCTGTTTCAT